ACACTGACATTTACATAATTTTAGGAAATTCTTTGAGGGGTAAATCGGATTCAGGGAAACTTGCTCATAAAAAATATCCCGATTCATTTAAACATTCTGATGAGACAAAACAAAAAATTAGAGAAATCAGGATTAAGTTTATGAAAGAAAATCCGGAACAAACTGCTTGGAGGACCAAGAATCTATCATACCCCGAAAAACTATTTTTGGAAAAGATATATGAATTAGGTTTAGATAAAAAATATTCAATAGTTAGAGAATATTCCGTATTCCCTTACTTTATTGATTTTGCGTTTGTTAATGAAAAGATTGCAGTTGAGATTGATGGTTCACAACATTTACTACCTGAAAGAAAAGAAAGGGACGATAAAAAAGATGTATTATTAAAGGAAGATGGTTGGTTTATTTTACGTGTTAGTGAAAACGAAGTTAAAACAAATATCAATTCGGTCTTTAACACAATAATCACAATAATTAATGATAGACCAAAAATACAATCTATGAAACTTGGTGTTGTTAAGTTCCCAAAGAAAAGACAAATAAAGGAAAGAGAATCTTGTGGTTTAACAAAGGGTGAAATTGAAAGGTCAATTAAACAAAGAAGAGTTACTCGTCCTCCATATCAAGAATTAATTGATTTAATTAAAACCAATGGATATAGTAAAACAGGAAAAATGTTTGGTGTTTCAGACAATTCAATCCGAAAGTGGATTAAATCCTATGAAAAAAATTTGTAGCCCGACGGAGAATCGAACTCCGATTGTATGAATGAAAATCATATTTCCTAGCCATTAGAAGACCGGGCCAAATAAAAAAAGATAGCTTATAATGTCCACATTATACCACTATAAGAAGTAACGACCAGTCAAGTTGTGATTCTTACTTTACGTTGCCTGCAACAGGTGTAACTTACTTCTATCCTTTAGATGCGGGAGTGGGACTCGAACCCACGAGGCTTTCGCTGAGGCTTATGAGACCTCCCAGATACCAACTTCTGACACCCCGCATTATAATATTTCAATTTAACATTCAGTCGTTCCTGAATTGTTTTACAAATGTAAGTAATAAATACTCTCGTGTCAAGAAAAATCTTATTTAACTTCCCAAGAATATAAAATAACTCGTTTTTTCATCTTAGAATCTTCTGTGTTTCCAACAACAACCCCATCAATGATTGAAAAAGCGTGTCCACGAACAACAACAAGATATCTACCTACAGGATACTTCTTAATGAAAGTTCCTGTGGTCATGCTACGTTTAACAATTTCACCTTTAACCTTAACATCATATTTCATATGTCCGTTTTGGTCACCCAAATTGGAGAATGATTTACCATTAATCAAAACTCCTCTTCTAACCATACTACGCATACCTCCAACAAAGTTTCTTGTCCCCTCACGATTTCCACGAAACCATTTTTTCGCAACGAACTTGTGAGCTTCATCGTAATGCATTTCAAACGAAGACGCTATAGCTCTAACCGCACAATCATTACTTTCACTTTGAGCGATTTTAGAATCACTGTATCCAATAATCGCATCTTTTGTAGGTATGTACTTTATTTCGTTATTCATATCACAAATATAAGGCGAAATACTTTACCCCACAAATTTTTTATCCGATTGACAATACACTCTTTTTGTAGTAGTCATCAAACCCGTCAAGCATTTCAGTAATTGTTTTGGTTCCATCATTTTTGATAACCTCGTCAATCAAACCAAACTCTTTTGCTTCGTCTGAATTATACCATCTGTCACGTGCAGAGAACTCCAATACCTCATCAATAGTTTTTCCACAATTCTCAGCCAACATCTTAAATAAGATATAGTTATACTTCTCAGCTTCCATCTGGTTGATACGAGTATCTTGGATGTTACCACTTGTTCCGTGACTAACTTGGTGGGTCATAACCTTTGAATATACTAGTGATGAACGTTTACCTTTGGTTCCTGATGAAAGTAATACCGAACCCATAGATGCACACATACCAATATTTGTGGTAACAACATCTGACTTAATGTAGTTCATCAAATCCACAATACCAAGACCACACAATACTGAACCACCTGGTGAGTTAATATATAAGGTAATATCTTTCTGTTCAACCGAATCCAAGAATAACATCTGAGCTTGAACGATGTCGGACATACGTTGGTTTACCGCTCCTGATACCCACAGGATACGTTCTCTCATCAATCGTGAGAAGATATCAATCTGTGTTGCTCTCATCTCTCTTTCCTCTAACACATAAGGTGTTAATGAGTTCTCAAACGCATCAAGGCTCGTTGATGAAATCCCTTCACTTAAAGCAAACTTTCTAAATTCTTTTCCGTAATCCATATTATATTATTTTATTCCTTTACAAATTTGTTTATCGTCCGATGTGTCCCATAGTTTGGGATTAACCATATGACAGGTATGTTTTCTACCTGTTCGTTGAACAAAGTTTTTTAACTTACTGTTGTGATTATTTTCAACCTTCCAAGGACATTCCTTACAACAAGACATATTATATCTTTTCGTATTTAATATTATCAAGTTTTTCCATGAGTTGGTAATAGATGGTAAGGTCCATACTTACAATTTCTTTTTCATATTTCGCAAGATATAGTTTTACCAATTTCTTTGCAGCAACTCCTTGTAAGGGTGTCTTACAGGACTTTATTACCTCCTCAACCCATAATAGGGTGTCATACCAATTTTTTCCTTTTGCCGCCATAATTTTAAAATTTGTGAAGAAGACGGGAATCGAACCACGTGGCACAAGATGTTTCAAACCTTTGCTCTACCGACTGAGCTACTTCTTCATATAAGTTAAAGGTCGTCTTCCCTGTCCGTGTGGTATTTCACGAGACGACCTTTGGTGTAGTATTTACCATCAATAGTATTTCTTCGGATATGCCCCAAGAGAGTGAGGCCGTAGTAACCATCCACCGAAGACTTGTACTCTCACCCATATTACAGGGTTACCCTCAGGACATCTTCTCCATACCCCCAAAGTTACCTGGGTGGTCTCACTCGTAAGAAGAGTGTATATTGTAGAATTGTCCAGTATTTCTACAACTTGTGGATTGTATTACAACCATTTAAGGCCCCTAACCCCTTCCATCCATAATGGGGAATCCTATTTAACTCGTGTAGCCTCCCCCATAGCCTTGAAGCTCTCAAGTCAGGTTCACACGCCATAACAGTCGGATATCTCTGTTAATCGTGGGGTCTTATTTTTAATTAGATTACTCCGACCTCAGACATTACCTCGTCAGCACAATCCATTATAATATCTGAGTGAATTTCACCAGTAGCACTTACGAATGCGTCTCTCAAAGCATCTTCGTCAATACTTGGGATGATTAAACGACCATCAACTTCAAATGTTACCACATCATTAGCTTCTAATGAATTAATCATTTCATCAAAGATACATTCATTAATTTTACCGGTGTATTCAATCAAGAAATCTTCTAATTGTTCTCTTGTGAAAACAATATCACCTTCAACTTCAACACCTGCTTCAGATTTAACTTCATTTAATTGTGATTGGATTTCAATTAATTTCTCAATCAACTCTTCGTTTTGTTTTTTGTTCTTCTTAGCCATATTATTCTTTTTTTGTTTTTATTTCTTTTACAAATATACTTCTAATTTTTGGTTATATCAAATTTTATCTAACCAAACTTACAAAACCTCTTTGGTAATGTGGGGTTCCTTTTTCATCACGGTAATACATCTTCCAAGTGTATATACCTGACTCACAATAGTATCCACTGTTATTCACATTACCAGTCCAATATTGTGATAATGATTCAATAACACAAACCATTTCACCCCACTGCGTATAAATCTCTAATCGTGGATTAAATACACTGGTTCCCTTGAAGGAAAATATATCATTCAACCCATCGTTGTTAGGTGAAAACGAATTGGGAACATAAAGTTTATGACAGGTAGTTGTGGTAATAGTTAAAGACGCTGTGTCAGTACTACACCCATTTAAATCCACACCATACACTTCAATCAAATGACTATCAGTGGTATCATCCCAAGTCAATGAAATATCATTGTCGGACTCAACCTGTCCCACACTATCTACGGTCCAGTAATAAACAACATTGTCTATGTTCTCAACAGAATAGTTATGTGTCTTAAACTCTGAACACATATCAAGTACATTACCATCGTGTGTTATCGTTAGTGGTAAGGTGTCACACTGTCCAAAGAAGTGTGAGGGAATAAATAATAATACAAATAAAAGTTTTTTCATACGAAATCAATTATACACATTAGACTTTGTAAAGTCAAAAAAAATTGAGGTCGGAGTTGGAATCGAACCAACGTGGATGGTTTTGCAGACCACCTCCTGAGCCACTCGGACATCCGACCTTAATATAGTACCCCCGGAAAGATTCGAACTTCCACCTTATCATCCGTAGTGATAGATTCTAATCCATTAAACTACAGGGGCAAAACGGAGAGCAGTGGACTCGAACCACGCCCAACTTAATGGGTTACTGTTTAGCAAACAGTCGGGGTCACCATTACCCTCCTTTACTCTCCATGTTAGTGTGTCTAACCAGATTTGAACTGGTGCTAACAGAACCACAATCTGTCGTGCTCGCCGCTACACCATAGACACCGTGTAAAAAAACCCAATTAATCAAGGGGATTCAAACCCTTCTTGAAACCTGAGCGCCCTGTTCTTATGGGTAAGGGGTTGGGTGTGTTTTGTAATCAGGACAGGATTCGAACCTGTAAATCTCCAAAATAAAATTATCTCGAGTTCATTTTATTTCTTAAGGAGTCCATTTAATTAGATGGAGCGTCTACCAGTTCCGCCACCTGACTATGTTACTACTTATTTAAGAGGTCTAAGTTTGGAGTGAAACGCTCTGCCGCTTCCTTGTAGATAGACATCTGAGTCATCATCAAGTGGGCATAAACATTACCACCAACAATCTCGTTAACCATTTTGCATCGTTCTCTAACAACACCTTCTGTACGGACAAATCCTTGTGGTCCATCTTCTTTCATTTCTCTAACCGCTTGAGCCAATTCCAAGTTAGTCATATCAGAGAATACTTTTGTTACTGCGTTTTCCATAGTTTGTTATTTTGATTTGACAAATCTACGGCAAAAATCCTCTCAAACAAAATTTATTTTAAGAAAAGTACCCCCTGAGAGACTCGAACTCTCACTAAAACATCGTTCTAAGCGATGCGCGTCTGCCTATTCCGCCAAGGGGGTATTTAAAACTTCTTTTTCGTAAAATTTAACCCATTTACGAATTGCATTATCACTAACATTATATTTTCTACCAATCGCACTATATCCAAATTCATTAATCTCGTCAATTAACTTTTGGTGGGGTGGTCTTTCAACTTTTCTCGGTCTTTCTTTTTTTATTTTAACTTTTTTGACTTTGTCTTTTTTATGTAATTTTTTTGTATTAGAGTAATTGTGAGTCTGCATATGACAATTAGAACATAATATCTGTAAATTTTCTAACCGGTTGTTGAATCTGTTTTCGTCAATATGATGTAGTTCTAATGGTATTGGTTTATCCATCCAACTATCTAATCCACAAATCTCACATTTTTTTTCTTTAACACCCTGTCTAATTAACTTTATTCTTAATTTAGACGCGATTATATTCTTACCATTCTCAGTATATTCAGTATAATGAGTCATTTGTTCGTAATGTGGAATACCTTTACGATTCCGATTCCCTACATAGACGATATCATACTTTTTCAAATAACGATTAAGAGTGTCTTGTTTAATACTAAGTAAACGACACATATTTGTTTTTGGTTCGTTATTTTCAATCATTTCTAAAATTTTAGAAAGATTTTCTTTAAATTTTTTTTCAGTCTTATTCATAATACTCATTTATTATAAATATCACGAAAATTAAAAAAGGAAGACACAGAGTGAAAAAAAACTTTGTGTCGTCCTTTTTTTTGAGGAAAGAGAGGGATTTGAACCCCCGGACCTTTTACAGTCTTCGGTTTTCAAGACCGATGCAATAAACCAAACTCTGCCATCTTTCCAAGTTCCCCACCTGAGATTCCAGTGAGTAGATTTTAACGGGTTTCTCTCTGTTTCGAGAACCATATCCCCTTCTGCCTTTCGCTCAGTAGGTCTTTTTCATTAGTGTCTTACCACATAAAAACTTGTCAATCCTTTACGTCGGAGCTGCGGATATGCCTCACTTTAACCCGAATCGATTCCCCATTAAGGTCGGGGGCTTTTTACTACCACTACTTTTTTACAGAATGTAGCCAATCTTACTGAGTATCTCTTACTCATTGCAATCAGGACAGGATTCGAACCTGTAATACCGGTTTGGGTCAACCTTAACGTTTCAGCGACTACCTCTCCGAGTGTTACCATTACACCACCTGACTATTTGTTTTTCCACGGATTGTCTTTATCAGTATCATAACCCCCAACCAATCCAATCGTAATATATACTACAAATATAAACGCAATTCCATAAATTAATATCTCTTTCATAACTTTTATTTCAATAACCTAGACCAAATCTTAATTACCATATCTCTTTGTGGTGATGGTTTTAGTTTCGACCACCTATCTATCCAATTCTTTATTTGTTCCTGTGTCATTCTTATTTAATTTTGTAGTCAGGACAGGAATTGAACCTGCACGTGGACCTTGTGTGTATCTCAACTATATTGCGGTTTGTCCCACTCCGTTTAACTATTCAGTGCGTTTACCATTCCGCCACCTGACTATTGTTCATCTTTTCCGTGTATAGTTATTTTAATTCCGAAGAATGTAAAAAATACTATAACAAAAATAAATCCTATAATTATTAATTTCATAACTTTTTAATTTTTTGAAGTCAGGACAGGATTTGAACCTGTGAATCACTCTCTTTCAAAGAGAGTTGTGTTTCCCTATCTCACTACCTGACTATATTAAAACACCCTTATCTATCCAACTTACAGGTGTTATGGCTGTCCTCATTGCTGAGTTAGGAATAAACTGTCTTGCTCCCCTTCGTGATGGGTTTTACCGACCTTAGTAGTCAACTAGAAGGTAATATATATACAAACCTTCAACTCTCCCCTATGGTTATCATACCATTTCTCATCGTATGGGACATACTATCTGATGATTAGTCAGAACGTGTAGTCAGAACAGGATTCGAACCTGCAATCTTCCTTGTTAGGAGCTCTGCCAATTGAGTTACCTGACTATATTACTATCAGCTCTTCGGCATTCTACTCCCCGCAACACGGAATTGTATCTTACTTAGCCCATCGTCAGCGGTATGGGTACCGAAGTTCACTAATAGTTTGAGGATGAGAAGTCCTCTGTGTTGTTGATGAAAGAACGTTATCCGTTCACACACTCCTTCACTCCTTTCTCAAGGGAACAACACGTTTGTAGTCAGGGCCGGACTCGAACCGGATAAGTAACCTTACTTCTAATGGAATCTCCAAGTGTCGAGAACCACTAGCTCTATGGATTTGGGACCGTCCCTCATTACACCCACCTGACCCAAGATATGACGAACCCATCTGTCATTTACGCCTCTTGTAGCCTACTTATCTAGATTCATACCGTTACTACTGGGGCATCGTCTTGTTTTTCAAAGATACAACAACTTTCTTATTCTACCAAATCTTTTTCCACATCTTCGTACCATTCTTCAACCGCAAACATTAATTGAATAAACTCGCCTCCATTAGCGTCCGAATCATATCTTACGTGGAATCCACCTGTTGATGTGTTTGTTTTTTCTTGGAACGCCATCTTCAATAAACGTCTAGCTTGTTGTCTTAATTCAGGAAGAGTTGGGATGCCTTCTTCAGCATCCTGCCACTCCCATTCCAATAGTTCCATTACTTTTAGGACTTTTTCAAAATTGAAGTAATCCATTATACCGTCAATCGCGTCTTGTTGTTTCTGTGTCATATTATTTATCTTTATCGTCATTATCCAAATTCATTAAATCAATAAGAATCTCCTTTTGTTTCTCTTTCTTCACCATCTCAATCATCTTCTTGATAACCTCAATGTTTCCTTCTCTCTTATCTTTGAAGAAATCAAAATACATCGGTGGAAACTTCCAACTCTTAATCGTATAATCAAATCCCAAAATCTCATTTGGTGTGGTGTCAGTTTTAATATCCACAAAATATGAATAATTCTCTTCAAACCATCTAAATGCCTGTGAGAAGATTGGTGCCGCAATATTTTCAGATACTCCGTTGGTGTATACTCTACTTGTCCGCAACTCCCTGTTGTCCAAATGACTGAAACATCCATAACAACGCTCGTTAAATCCAAGATTCTTGAGTTCTAAACCAATTTCGTATGTTACAAATTCTTTTTCCATAGGACAAAGATAAAGCAAGTTTATTAATAAAACAAAAAAAAGTTATCCCGTCTGGACTCGAACCAGAAATACAACAGTCAAAGTGTTGTGTGATGCCATTTCACTACAGGACAATATGGAGCGTAGTGGGGCTGCAGTCCCCTGAGGCACCTACGCAAGTTATTCCTCTTTAGCGGCTCCAACGGGATTCGAACCCGTACCACACGGCGTGACAAGCCGGCATTGTAGCCATTCAACCATGGAGCCAAAAAGAGAGGGTAGTCGGTCTCGAACCGACCCTATTTCACATTGGAAGTGTGATGCCATACCTACTAGGCGATACCCTCATTTTAACATTGTTCTCCCTAATTTCCATTCGGGGTACAAATGTATGTCATTTTTTTTGATTTTAATATTCTTCTCACCATTAGTTAACCAACAAGTACCAAATTGTGAATTCTTTTCACCTTTTTGGTTTATTGAATTTTTCATTCCTATAATTTCTTTACTCTCTTCAGTATGTGTTCTCCCATAAAAACCCCAAGGACCTTCGTTCTCATATTTATCTTTAAGAGTTTTAGATATCTTATCATAATATTTCTTCTTATCTTCTTCACTTAAACCATTATGGAATTTTTTAGATATCTCACTTTTAAAGTTTTTACCATATTTTTGTAGTAATATCTCATCCGTCTTTCTTCTACCCTTTTTAACCCCATCAGGACTTATAAATCCACCTGACCCTCCAAAGGCAATATTAAGACACTTTTCGTCATTTAGTAATTCTTGATTAACAATCTCTTTTTCTTTTTCCTTTAAAATTTCTCTGTTTGGGTAAAAATCAATTATTTCCATTTTGAAGTTTTCTTTACCATATTTCTTCAAACTTCTTTTAATTCTGTAACCACTACCCATATAACCATCATTTAGGTCATTTGTCGAGTGCATTCCAACATAAAATTCGTCATTTAATAAATTTACAATTTTATAAATGTAATGGGTTTTGTAAGGTTTTCTCGGCATAATCTTGTTTTATTATAAATATCACAAGTAGGAACAAAATCAAGCAAGAGCG